ACTAATAGCCATAGTTCTAAATCTTTATGTTATTAACCCCAAGGAGTTGTGGTAGGAGCTGTTGCTGCTCCTAATGGGTCATTATCAGGTGCAGCAAATGAAGTAGCTTCTACTACATTTTCATGTAAAGGTTGAGTAGAAAACTCAGTGCTCGGAGCACCTCCATTACTTTGGAAATCAGCAATGGTAGCATCAATTTTACTATAATCTGTCACAGCATTCTTAGCAAATTTTCTTGTAAATACAGCCTGATACTGTCTTGTACCATTCTCATTATTTACAGTTCTGATACCTACTGCACCTTTAACTGTATATGCAGCAGCAAGGGTAACAAGCTCTTTAAGTTCTTTTAAATCACCCTTGAATAGAGATGCCATATCAAGAGAAACCTCACTGCCAGAAGGGTCTTCCTTCATAATCCACTTACCCTCTTTATAGTTAGCAGGATTAGGAATATTCAACCACTGAATAAGGAAATCAATCAAGAATTCCTCACCTTGCCATGCAGGTCTATAATCTGCACTGATATTGGCTGGTCCAGAAACATATTGTGGAATAGACTTGGACTGTAATTCCTCTTTTGTAGCCCATGCAGTTCTACCAAACTTATCAATAATCTGGCATTTACCACTTGCCTGACCAACCTTAAAATCCTTAGTAAGCATGAAGCTGATAGGAATAAGCAAATCAATACCATTATTCAATTTAGACCCAGGAGCAGTCTTTGCATAAAATACTACTCTTATTTGTTCTTTACCTTCTTCAGTTTTGCTAACATATTCAGGACCATTCTTAACCTCTCTATCTGTGAGAGCTTCTAATTCTGCCTTAGTAGGATTTACAGCTACAATATTAAATGCAGCCATACCTTTGTACATTTTAAATGCACCTTCAACTGATTCTTTACCTACTTTAACTGCCATGAAACTTTTGTTTAAATTCTTCATTTTAAATTACTGATTTTTACGTGATTAATATTCTACTTCTCCAAATGGATTTGCAGGTGCTACCTCTTCTGCTAATGTAACTGCCTCAGATGCAGGCACTTCTACTTCTTCTACAACCTCATCTGAAATCTCTCCTTCTGGAGCTTCTTTTGTTACTTCTGCTACTTCCATAGCACCAGAAAGAACTTCCTCAGAAGTGAAACCCCCAGTCATAGTCTTAATAGGGGCTTCAAAACCTTCAATAGTTTCCCGAATTATAACTAATTCTTCTTGTGCTTTCTCAATTTTTCCTACTAGTTTGTCTCTTTTGGTTCTCAAACTCTTAGTGTTCTGAGCTGTTCTTTTAATAATTGCTCGTTCAAATCTACTTAATTCTCTCATAATGTTTAATTTATAAAAATTGTTTGTCTTTGCCCTATTTCATTGGGCTTACTTTGTAGTTTATTTATGGTATATTCCTTTTCATAATGCTCTAATGCCCCCATAAAGAAAGGTCCAAATACTCCTTTCTCTAAAAGGAAAGTAATGAACACTGTTGTTTCATGATAAGGTTTATCATGCTCCAAACAGTAATTCATTAATAGCGTATTTACAGGCATTTAAGGCAGTCCACCAAAGGTTACAAGCCTACTAATCCTAATTACTTCATCCCTACTCATAGTATTCCTGTGCCTTCTCAACTACAAGACCCAAGTCATTGGGAATATATAGAGGAAACATACCAACAGGACTCTTTGCAGGATATACCCCATCATCATTAGTAACAAATTCTCTAAGGGACTTCTTATCCTTTGCATCAAAAGAAGACTTACCATAAAGAACCACTTCAAACTTACCTTCCGGTGTTATATAAGCATCCCATTTTAACACCGAGGACATATTTTTTTTACACAGGTAATTACCCTGTTATGCCCTTCTTAATATTTCTATTAAGATTTGACTATATCTTCACTAGATTTTCTTTTAGCCCACCATGCCTTAATAGTTTCACTTCTCTTTCTTTTAGATTCTTCAGATTGCACAATACCTTTATGAGATTCTGATAATCTCTTCTTTGTCTCTTCTGAAGCTTTCTTTCCAGTATTAGCTATAGCTATTTTAGCTGAATGTTCTTTAGAATGAGGAACTCCTTTAAGTCTTTTACTCATAGCTTTTTTAAATTCTTCTGTATGTTTCCTTCCAAGATTAACTAATCTTAATTTAGATATAGTTTCTTGGTCATGTATAAACCCAACACAACCATCACCACCTTCTGTTAAATTAATAAGATTAGTGTATTGAGAAATCCAATGTCTTTCTCTTTCTTCCCATACAGAATTATCACATTCTTCTATAAGCTCTATTATAGGTCTTTTTCCAGTATTTAAAATACTTAAAATCCAATTAGATAAATGCTTATTATGCCTATTACCTTTAGCATTTGCAATATGATTACCTAATCTTCTACTTAAAGACCTTACAGTTTTTCCAACATACCTTATCTCTAAGGTATCTGGATGTTTTAAGACATAAATTTTCACTCTTCTAGTGTCTACCATTTCCAAATATAATTAATTATTTTATAAATGTACTCCTCCACAATAGAGGATAGTCGATGAACCTTTATCCTAATTAGGATACTTGGCTGCTGATTGTCCAATCTGTATAATTTTCAAACATTCAAGTTTACTATTACTAGTTACTTTGTAGTTTATACAGCTCTAAGGATATTCCAGCAATTAGATAGATAATGGCAGATGCTAAGCTACCATGTTACCAGTACTCTTATATTTGTAAGAGATACTATCACCATTCCTGTCTTTGTACTCTTCATAATGAGCAAGACAAATCATGTTCTTGTTTTCTGGCACAAGATTGATTGCATCAAAGATTAATCCCATTCCATAACCAATCTGTTTGGGTGTATCCCAACCTCCTTTCATTGCATTCTTCATATAGAAGTCCTGACTGACATAATTCATATCATCAAGTACTATATTAGTAAAAGGAGAATTAGAACTGGATAACATCTCAATGATTTGAGCAACTTCTTTTGCATCATTGGTTATAATCCTGTTACCTTTACCAATCTCCTTAAGAGTAGTAACTTGATACTTACTACCTCCACCTCTAAAAGGTAAAGGTTTATTTACGCAACTTATCAAATAAGTCACTTTAGGGTCCAACCCTTTCAATCCAAGCTCTGGTATCTCCCCAATAGAGGTTGATTTACCAAAACCTGATTTAGCTAAAATTAATGCTTTCATTTTTCTTATTTAAAATTTAGTTTGCAAAAGTAATCAATTTGACTAACCTATGCAAATTTATTTTCCACTTTTTTACTTTGCCTTTTCTTATAGAGGTATTCATGAAGGTATAGTTAGTTTTCCTCCTTACAACTGTCTCAATATACTCAAGACATTTTTCTAGTTCAGACTTATTATTGGGTAATGGAAGTTCAGTAAAGGTACTTACTGCTCCATCAAAGAATAGTGGGCATATTTGACCTCCTGCTCCATTATCTCTATCCTCAATAACTTGCATAAACCTTATATTGTTTTTGAATTTGGTAACATCATAACCTTCATATTCCCTTAGACCATACTTAAATGGACTATATAAACCAAGCACCAGATTTGCCAATATTGTTATCCTAAGAGCTCTTTATCTCTTAGTTCTGCATTTTACTTAATTATTTATGCAGTTCGGACTATCTCTTCATACCCCACTAAACATTAGTATGTATAGGGGTATGCCTCGCACTCTTGGTACTTCATATTCTGCAACACTACTTGTTAAGAATGTATGTACTAGTCTCTGTTCCTTACATATATTTCTATATGTCTTGGATAAGGATTGCCATTTATATGGGTTCTCCAGATTCACGGGGTTACGTGACACTTAACTTACTTTATATAGTAAGCTTTTATGTAGGTAAGGTAAAATTAATGCTATAAAAGTATTAAAACATTTAGTTGCTAAGTATATAGAATGATTAGCCATTATATGAAACTCTAAATCAAATTCTTTTAGTAAGAATTTAGTTAGAATTGTTAATTCTGGCATTGTAAAACAATTAGTAGCTATACCAATTGTATGATTAATTTTATAACCATCATCCATAAACATAACAGCAAGAGATAAGGCATTAAAACCTTTTAAATACTCTGTTGTTATAGTTTTTCTTCCTGTACTATATAACTGATTGTATATAGTAAGAAATGCTGGATTTGCAGCTAGTCTAAGTACTGCTGATTCATAATAAATACCAGTTCTAGCATCTATTGTTTTTCTTTTACTTAACGTGAATGTAGATTTTAATGTTTTTAATTCATTATTTTTCCATTCACAATATTCTTTTTGTTTTATACCATGTTCACAAGTAAATATTGGGTTAACATTTAATTTGCGTAAAGAAGCATCTCCTAATAAAGACCCTTTAATTAAGGCTATTTGCCTTTCTGTAGGCACAATCTCTTTATTTACATTTAAGTTTTCCCTATAGATATTATTTCTTTTTCTAAAGAAATATACACTAATTGGTTTAACATTAAATCTTTTTGCAATCTCCGCATCTGAAATATTATTTAATACTAAAGCATGTACAGTGTCATAATTCATTTTTCTAAAAGATTTATAACTAAAATTACTTAGTAGCCCTAATTTAGCCCTATGGTAATATACTGTCTGCCTTTTAATTCCCATTATTTTACTTATTTCTGAATCATTTTTACCTTGTAAATGCAATTCCTTTAATTTTTTTATATCCATAGTTTTAAAATTTAGACTACAAATTTAAAAAAATTAATTGGCAATTGCAAATGTATCTACATATATATTTAGTTTATCACGAGTAGTAGTCTTACAATCTGCAAGACCATCTGATGAAGGCATCATCTTATTCAACTTCTGATTCTCAATTCCTTCCTGAGCCTGAGCCTGATGTTGGATTGCAGTAACATTGAAATCAAATTGGTCTCTTTGGGAGATGAAATACTTACTCATCTTCTCAATAGTTTGCATTTTATTCATACCACTTTCTGACATCAGATTTGAATAGTTGTCTAAGATTACTTCTACATATTCATCCTTATCATTTGGTTCATAATAGT